GAGATTAGCTGCAGTCTCGTGGGCTCGGAGATGTGTATAAGAGACAGGTATAAAAGTAAATCTGACACCCTCTTTCCCCCCATATTCATCTGTCGTGTGGATTTTGTAGCCCCATTATAACCCGCACGTCACAACATGTCAAATCATTTTTCCAATTGTCATCTCAATCATGCAATTAATGAACATCGTTCATCAATGCGCTGTCAGTTTGACAATAAGGAAGGCGGCCAAAATGACCGCCATAAACAAGCACGCAACTATCTGCTCCTCATGCATCTTTACGTCTATCCTCCAAGTAATCCATCCATTTTTCCCAATTATCATATTCTTCATCAGAAATTTCTCTTTTAATGGGCTTAGGATATTCGCTTTCCTTAATGTCAATCGCATCCGTAGGCTCTTCCAACCAAACATGCTTCACATGATGCACTGCCCAGTCGAACACGCAGTACATGATATACCAATTCGCCACGGTAACCAGCACTGCCACAACTATAACGCCGATCACGAACCACGCAAATTCCGGAAGCTCTAGAAACATGTCAATTCCTCCATTCACCCTTCGACTTATCCCTACAACTGTATTATACAACAAGCAAGTGATAATTTTTGCGATAATTAGATTTAATGAACAACGTTCATTTATTACCGCTCACCAGACACATAATAGCGATACCTAACATAGTGCCCACTACAAGTGCAATATAATGCGACAGCATCTTAACCCTCCCATCTAAGCCAACAGTTCCAGCTCCTATAATACCCGCCGGTCGATATCTCGTTCCCGGTCTGGTCTCCCGGCTGCCCTCCGGCCACGCCCCCGAACTCGTTGATATGCGCGCCCACGAGCATACCGTCTCCGAGATACAGCTCCACGTGCCCGGTGCCCGCCGATATGTCGCCCTCGAACAGAACGATATCCCCGCGCACCAAGTCGGACGCTGCCGGGTTGCCGTCGTACCGCTTGAACCCAAGCCCCGTGAACACGCTTGACATGTTGTAGGTGGAGGGAGAGGGGAACGGAACGTCCCATCCGTTCTCGCGGAACGCCCAGGACACAAGGCTCGAGCAGTCGAAGTCGACCCCTCCGTCTCGCGTGGGCTGGTCGTAGCCATGGGAGTTATCGTCGGCGATCCCCACCGCCCACAAACACGCGCCCTCAACGCCCGATCCTCCAGGTGCCACGCTTCCCGATCCGGAGTTCAAGTTCTGCGCGCTGATCTTGGTGAACATGGTCGTCTTCGTCCATGAATGGCGCGTTCGGTTAAGCACGTATACGTTGTTCTCCCACGTGCCCTCGTTCTTGAAGCGGTAGAAGTCAACATCGTTGAAGTATATATAGCCGTCGTTTCCGATGGTTCCTACGTAAGCGTTCTCAACGCCGCCTTGCTTGGTAGCGCTGATTATAACCGGCTCAGCCATCAGTAATACCTCCCCAACTGTTTCATGTACTTGATGAACTGTCGAAGATGGTACTGAGCTTCTTTTCCAACTTCCGGGTCTGATACTTCCAGCTGCTTCTTCCCGGTGTCGCATATTCTTATCTGTACAGTGGCGGATATATACATATCAGTTTCAACCGTGTATTTAACATCTTCGATTTTATAAACATTATCCTCGATGATCTGAATAGTATCTACCATGTCGCCATTCTTAGTCGTGATGATCATAATCCCATCCTAACTATATCCCTGAACCAGTTGTTGAGCTTCATGGACTCGTACCGCACGCACCCCATATCGTACGCCTTCTTCAAGTTAGCCAGATGGGGCGAGGATTTGAAACCTTTGAGCAGCAGAGTGTTCGGCTCATGGTCTTCCGTCGTGGCGGCGAACACGTGGCGGCACTGGCGGTCAACGTCTTCCGACACGTAATAGCAACCGTTTCGGTTGTCGCGCCATATTCCGATAGCATCGTCGTAGTAAAGGAGCGTGAACTGGTATTCGGCATTCTTGCCCTTTCTCGCGATGAACTTCGGATTGTCGCGCAACCACTTGTTCTCGGCCGCATAGGCCGCATAGTCGCTGCCCGCTATCGCCTGGTAGAAGCGCGTGCCCTTCTTCGCTTCGATCAGCTCAGGGGGCGCTACCATCTGCGTCAAGAACTCGCCGCGCCTCCATACGTCCGTCTTGTAGGGAAGCTCCAACTTGAAGTAGTCCATATAGGGGTTCGCCGAGGTCACCGCGTTTCCCCAGAACATGCAGGTTACGTCGTAATCACGCGAACCGGGTCGCGCGATGGTTTCGTAAAGCTCCAAGAACGCCGTCACCTCGTCGGGAAGGTACGTTTGGAACCCCTTGTCGATGACGAACTCGTCGAACAGGATCGTGTCCACGTTGTCCAGCGCATCGGACTTGAGCTTGCGCGCCGTTGACAGCGCTTGCGCGTAGCCGCATATCTCCTTATCGATATGAAGGATGTTGGATTCAGCCCAGAGCGCATGCCCTGGGAACTCCTTCTGCACGTGGTTGAAGAGCCGTCCGTCCTTGCGGGTGGTCAGGTTCTTCAACTCCTCTTCAGTGCGGCGCAGATACATGAAACGCTTGCCCGTGCGCAGGTATCGCTTGACGTAGTGCTGGAGTCCCGTGTAGGTCTTGCCCGCACCGCGGATGCCGTAAATGAAGTTGAACAGGCAGTTGTAGGAGAGAGTCTTCGATATGTCCCAGTACTTAGCCAATTATCTTCACTTCAACGCAGATAGTTCCATCGTCCCATCCCCAGATTTTCGACGGTTCCATGTTCAGCACTTCCATATCTGCTTCGCTAAGAGAGCTGTTCTTATCGAAGTCATATTTCATTTTAATGTCGTCTTCAAACCCTAAGTACACCGTTATTCCTTCTTCGGCGTATTTCAAAAGCTCTTTGATTTTCATGATTTCCTCCTTTGACTTGAGAATTTCCCTCGACTGCTAGAACGCCGCCCTCCATCATGTCATACAAGCGGAGGGCGGCTAGTCAAAGGGCGCTAACCGAAAAGACTATCACAGAGGGGGCTGTTCTCCGTATGCGCCCGTGCCCGTTTCACCGGGTGCCCCACAGACGCAGAAGATAGCTTGCTTTCCGGCGCATGACCATCATACATTACTTCTCGTCGATTGTCACGCGGAATCTATCGTTTTCCAAAACCGACTGCGAAGGCGACGGGTCAGGTTGTCCCGAAGATGGGACACCCGCGTACGCCGACCACGCGCCGACGCTTCCGAAGAAGTGATTCACGTCCAGGTTGCCCGGATACGCGGGCACCTGCCCGTCGGACGCGTACTGCCAGCAGCCGACGAGGCCGTCCGTCTCCGGAGGCTCGCCGGGGTCGTAGTCGAGTCCCGGGCGCAGCACGTCGGGGTAGCTCGCGATCCAGCGCATGCAGTTAGGCTCCACGCCGCCCTGGTTGAATAGCCAGGGGTTGGCGTAGATCCACGGCCAGATTCCGGTCTGATCGTGGACGATGTTCACGAACTCGTTGACCCACTCAACGCTTTGGCCGCCCTCCCAGTCAAGCACCGGAATACCTTCGCCGAAATAGTTGCTCGTGTTGTCTATGAAATGGACAACCTCTTTCATGGGATCGTTGAAATTCGCGAAATGGTAGAAGCCCCAGGGCTTGCCGTGAGCGCGGCACCACTGCACCCAGTCGTCGCAGTATCCGTCCACGAAATCTATTCCCTCGGTCGCCTTGCAGATCACGAAGTCCACGTTGGGAAACACCGCATCCGCGTCCAACCCAGCTTGCCAGTTCGATATGTCTATGCCCCTAAGCATTCTTGATCAGCTCTTTAAGCTCTTCCCGCAACTCCTTAATCTCGCTCGCAATGTCGTTAAGTGTGCTAGTAAAGTCCTTAAGAGTACGATTGTACAGGTAAAACATGCCAACGCAAGCCACGATAGGGAAGCCCAGACTACCGATAAGAGTGACAATATCGTTAACATCCATAATTCCTTGCCTCCTTAGTAAGTCAGGAAATAGAACCGCTTGCCGTAATTAACACCTCGGATAAGGAAGTTGTTAACCGTAGGCGTGAACGGGGTGTTCGAAGTCCAATCACGGTTAGGCGTAGTGATCGGGATTTTGTTCAAGTCCATGATCTTCACTTCGTCAACTCCACGGTAAAGCGGAACGAACCGCGGGAAATTGTACGTGTTAGCCGTGTCGGTGTCCGTGAGCATCATTACGCTGTTCGCAATAGGCGCGAATTCGAACTTGTTCGTGTTCATCGTTTCAAAAACGTTTTTAAGCGCGTTGATGTCGTAATTCAAGACGGGCGTAGGCTTTTTGTCTAGACGCATCGTCACCGCTTTGTTAACAGCCTTTGCAAGAAGTTCGCTGTCAACTTTGATAGGGGTAAGCTGAACGGCGGGGTTTACTGCAATGTCGTTTGCGTAATCTACAACTTCCACGTCGTAAAGCTTCGTCAAATCGGAAGTCTTACCGGTAAACGTGATCTTCGGGCGTTCGTTGAACTTCTCCGTGCATCCCCATACACGGTAGTAGTCGCCTTCCTTAGCGATGAAGCCGCCCTCGCTTTTGGGTTGCTTGTTGATCTGAACTCCTTGCTGCGTCCACGTGTTCAAATCGTTCGAAGTATATAGCGAGTTGTCATCATAGTACAGATCGCACGCGATCATGACGAATTTGGTACCATCGTAGAAACAACGCGCGTCAAGCGTGTTATGCGGAAGCGTCAATTTACGAGGCTGCGTATCATAACTTGCGCTTGTAGATGTAAGATTGATGCGAGCAATATATGTATCAAACGGTCGGTGCGTATAACCGTATACGTCTGTTTGGGTTGCTTCCTTGGTAGTCGACGCAGAGAAAATAACACAGAGGTTATTATTAACATCAGTGAAAAGCGAAGGCGCCCAAACCATACCATTAGGATTTGCTGCCATGAATCCGCCGGTCAGATTTAAACGATACCACTTCTCGAAATCAGGCGTGATTTCAAGGGAGCAATCGTTATTAACCCCATAATTGGTTCTTGCAGTTACTACGCATTTCTCTCCTGTATCAGGAAGCGTATATTGAATTCCGCTAACGCTCACAGAAGCCGCAGAACCATATGATGCGTCAAATTCGTTCCACACGATGCCGTCAAGCGAGAAAAGGGATTTGTTCGAAGTCGGATATTCAACGAATGCAACGTAACCGCTTTCAGGAAGCTGAAAGCTTGAAAGCGCTTGCTTTTCAAGTCCGGTAACAGACCCTTGAATGTTGGTGATATTCTGCTCGATGGTATTTATATCGCCTTGGATGATAGTTACATCGCCTTGAATGTTCGCCACATCTTGTCTGAACTGCTGCACATCTTGGCTGATCTGCTGCACTTCTTGACGGTATTTTTCCAACTGCGCATTGAAATCTGCGGTATGCGCCCAATACTTCGTATTCGTCAATTGTATGCCCGCAGGTACGAACTGGCGCGACGTGTAGCTATCGCCTTCATTGATGACGATAGTCAACGGCTCATACGTTTTAGTAGAATCCCATTCCAGCGGGTCAGCCAGAATCGGCACGTATCGCGCACCAACATATTCTCTAACGCTCATTACATCCTCGCTTTCTCCGGTGTCTGATCTACCGTTTCCGAATTATCCACATTCCATCTGAGTATGAGCCGACCATAAGTGTCCAATCCGTAAACCGCTCCGGTATCGAACATTATATCACTCCACCCATCCGGGATGTAGGCTACAAAATAACCTTCTAAGTTAAGCCCAAAATAAACTTGCTTAACCACCTTGTCGAAAATAAATTGCAAATGATTGTTAATCCATTGCACAACCTGCTCAGCATAATAATCATCGAACCCGCTGTTAACGAACTGCTCGAACAGGTTATACAGCTCGTCAACGTATTCATGCAGAGCTTTCAAGTCTTCGTTTATCAGGTCAGTATTTTGCAGATTCTTGTTAAGATAATCTGTGATCTTGCAAAGCACTTCGTAATAACTCAGTTCATCGCCGTAAACTGCAGGAAGAACCATGTTGCAAAAATACCTGAACGGTTCTTGCGTTTTAATGTCCGGTCTGATCGGCGGTGTTGGAACTATAGACATCTTTCCTCCTTAGTAGAAATTAGGGCTTATGTTAAATGACCATCCCTTAAAAAACACTTTTAACGGCTTGGGGTAAGTCACATCTAAAGATATCGTTCCGGCAGTAGATATCGAAGCGCTGACCACCTCTGTAGCATCTCCATAAACAGAAATCGGCAATGTGATAGAATCTACCGGCCTGCATTCCACCGGGAGCGTCAACAATGTTTGGCCTTGCGTGTAAGACTGAACCTGATAGTTTCCACAGAAAATAACATCATTAACGCAAGACAACATAACAACGTTGCTCCCCGCAGTAACCCCGCTGGCAGGCGTTGCCGTATACCTACCTTTGAACGTCGTAAAGAAATTGGGATTTCCTGCATCCGGCATAATCCCTCCTTAATAAACGTAAAAGAAGCATTCGCGCAACGCCGGGTCGCGAATCACCTCAAAGTCTATATTAACGAACGTTTCTCGCCATAGCAATAGCAATTCTGCCTCAGGTTTGTCATGACCCGTTTCGGTACGTGATAGCTTGTTAGCATACGTTCCGGACGAATCCGATTTGCCCGTGTCGGTGGTCGACGCATCGGTGAAGTCCGCCGTGGACGCGTAGTTTCCCGCCTTGATGTTGTCGAAGTTGAGCGCGGACATCGGAGTGTCGCTGAATATGTCCTGCGCGTTGCTCGTCGAAGTCGCGCTGGTGTTCGCGGCATTCGAGGCGGTGCCGGTCGCGTCTTCCGCGATAGTCCGCGTGTGGTCGATGAGCGGCTGTATGTTCTTGGCCGTGATCTCGGACAGGTACATCTGGTTGTAGTACGGCATGATCAAGAACATCGCGTCGCGAACGAACATGCGGAACAACCCCGCCGTTTCAGCTCCTATCTCGTACATGAAATAGTGGCGTATGATCTTGTCGTTCAGCGTCTGCCTATACGCTTCGTCGAAGATCGGATAGTCGGCCAAGCCCAGCTTGTCGTAAGCAGCATGCCAGTTGGCCTCGATGTTCGGCAGCTTCGCATCGGCAAGCGTCTGTTCGAGCACCCATCGAAGCTGCACGGTGTACTTGCTCATTCTCCGTTCACCTCGATCCCGTTCTCCTCGGCGTACTTCGATTCGTCGAACTCGCCGTCGGCGATTGCCCACTGCTCCTCTTGGCGTTTCTCGGACACTCGGAAATGCACGTCCACGTCGAGTCCGAAGATCTCGTTTATCTGCTTGCACGCGAACTGCCGGGATTCGAGGCGGCATAGACGCTGCGCTTCCGTGCCGCCGAGGCTGGCGAGCATCTCGTCCACGATGACGCGCTCCGATTTGGACTCGGAACTGGCTATCCCTAAGAATCCGAGCGCTTCCTTCCAGTACTTGTCCTTCAGCTCGTAGAGCTGTTCGGCTACGTACGGCGACGAGTTGTCGAGGATGTCGATGGATTCGAGGTCGAAGTCCTTGTCAGTCATGATAAGGGGTTTGTACTCGTCCACCTGCGCCATCATGTTCTCGACGCTCAGGCGCTGCTTCTGCGAGCATTTCACCACGCGCGGGGTCTTCTGCTGGTGCACGTTCACATCGATCGCCCGGTCTATCGCCCACAGCTTCTTGGCGTACATGTTGAGCGCGAACCAGGTAGGCACGCGCAAGTTGGAGTTCCAGATTATGACGGAGTTCTCGATGGTGAGCGGGATGTTGACGCCCATCACCGAGTAGGCGATGCGGTTCACCGGCTGCGAGTAGATGTCGAAGTTTCCCTCCAACATGCACTGCATGATCGCGTAGCCTTCCGGGCTGCGCTGGATCGGGTCGAGCGCGATATCCTCGTCATGCAGGAACACGCAGAATCCGTCGCGAAGGAGCCACCACTCGATCTGACGCTCGTTGATGCCCTCCGGCAGGTTCTCCCACTCGAAAACGCTCATCGCCAGCTCGTACAGGCGCATCTGCCAGAGGAACATCGTTTGCGAGTTCATGGCGACGTTATCCAGCTCGCGAGCGGATTTATGCGCGTTCTTGGGCATGTTGCCCCAGGGAAGGCCGTAGGGGGTGGTCGTGGATTGGATAGGGTTCATGCATACCTCCTTTCTTATATTATAGCATTGCTCAAACTGTAGTTGCCCACGTCGTCCGTGTGCCAGAACGTGACTCCGGAATCGAGCAGCCTGTTGAACATCGCAAGGTAGCCGGCCGGAACAGATCCGCTCATGTTCGCGGCGACGGTCTTCACGTAGTTCCATGAAGCGCGCCCCGTGATGTTCGGCGTTTTCACGACGGAGACGTTGTAACCGTACACGCTCAAAAAGTCGTCGATCTGGCGCGCTATCTCGGCTCGGCACGTGTACTTGCGAACGCCTATCGTATAGGTTCCGAAGTTCACGAGCGCGGTAGTCGAGTTAGTGCCTCCGCGCTGCGTGTTGGGAGTCTTCGATGCCTTAGAGAAGTTCGCGAAGGTGTTCGTCAGGTCTTGCGCTCCGTTGATCGTCGAGTTGATCATGCTCGCGGCAGCCCCGGCGACGTTGCCGGATGCCAAGCCCTGCATGGCTCCTCCGATGATGTTCTGCGTGGAGTCGATGAAGGAGTTCACGTAGGGCAGCTGGCTCATCGAGTTGAACGACAAGCCGAACGACGTGTCCACCTGGGACGCGCCGAGCATGTTCGCGAACGCCTGGTAAACCCAGTTGCATGTGGGGTACTTCTCCAAGTACACAGCGCCTTCGACGAACCGGTTCACGCCGTTGTAGTTCAGCGGTATGTAGGCCAGACGCGAGTTAGCGTCGCACCCGCCGGTCTTCTGCAAGCTCAGCGTTCCGGGAGTTCCGCAGAATTCGAGCCGGAACTGCTGGTCGGCTCCGGTGAAGTTCGTGACTTCCGCGTACTGGAACGGGTAGCAGAACATCTTGTTGTTCTTGGGCACGTACCCGTCGAGATTAGTGAAGCCGAGCGCGTAGTCCTTCGTCGTCTGCGGGGTGGCTGCGTTGGAGTCCACCCAGTATCCCCAGCCGTCGGTCTTCTTGACGATAGACGGGATCGCCGCTCGGGGAACCATGTAAACCTGGCTCACCGCATCCTGCTGCCCGTTGTCGGACAACGCCTTCATGAAGCCCTTGAAGTCGTCCACGGTCAAGAAGACGGACAAGCTGGTGCCGCTGGTAACGCCCATGTACTTGTCCCCGCCGTTGTTGACGTACGTTCCGTCCTTCAAAGGCTCCACGGCGCTGGCAACCACCATGTAGCAATCCATGTCCTCGTTGTCGATTACGGAGTACGTGCATTTAAGCTCGCCCGGGTCGATCCCCTCGTCCTTGACGTGAGCGCCTATCGCATCGTCGTTCACATGCTCGCGCTCCACGAAGCACGGTTTGATATCGTAGTCGAACATGTACGTTTGCACGTAATCCAGCTCCAAGTGCAAGCGCGTCGTGTTCGCCGTCTTGTACTCTGCGCGCGTGATGAACGCGTAGAACCACTTAGTCCCGAAGTTCTCGTTCTGGAACATCACGTAGTTGTAATTGTAGTATTGCTCGGGGTTGCCGTCCACGTCGATGGCAGATTCCAGGCGCTGGTACGTGTAGGTTGAAATCGTTCGCCGAGCGTCCATGAACGAAGCTACGCCCGACATCTGGGCGTTCAGGTTCGGATACCAGCGAACGTGCTTGTAGTTCGGGTTCCACGGAACCGTCCCTATCCGAATCTCCGTGCTGGGCTGGTACATTTCTCACATCCTTCGGAAAGGAGGGCGGGAAACGAATCCCGCCCTCGGCAGAACATAGGCTATGCGGTGACGGTGATGGTGGATTTGCCCGTCTTCGTTCCGTCCTGGATGGAGGTTGCCGTGACGGTGAGCGTCGTCGCCGTCTCGTTGGCCGCCACGTGCAGGTACCCGCCGTTGGTGACGGTCGTACCGGATGCCGCGCCTCCGGTCACCTTCCACTGCACGCCCTGGTTCACGATGCCGGTTCCGACGACCGCGGCAGACAGCTGCAGGTCGGCTCCCTTGGAAAGCGTGGCCGTCGCCGGCGTGACCGTCACGCTCGTGATGGACGGGGCGGTCGGGGTGAAGGCGGCCGCCTGTCCGAACGGCGAGCAGCTGATGGTCTTCCACACATGGTGCCAATGGTTCCAGTACAGGCCTTCGCCGTTGAACCACTGCGCGGACTCCACGTAGTTGTCAAGCACCATCCACCAATCGCGGGACACCAGCACCGCCGGCACGGTCTCGAGGAGCTTGATCTCCTCTTGCGTGAAGCGATGGTAGTTCGGGTCGAGCTGGCCGGTGGCCGGGTCGGTGAACAGCGCGTCCATTCGCACCCAGTCGAAGTCGGTGAACGTGTCGACCGTGATCATGCGCGCCTGGAACTCGCGGTACTCCAAGTTGAACGCGGTGGCCAGCACGTTCATGTTCATGGTGGCCTTGAACTTGGCCGTCACGATGAAGTACTGGTCTTCGAAGTCCGTGTGGGTCGTCACGCCCGCCATGTTGTACTTGGTCGACTGGTACTGGAACAGGTCGGACATGTACTGGAACTGCGTGGCGATGTCGATCGCGTTGTCCTTGCCGACCTCGGGAATCTCAACCGAGCCGATGTAGCCGTTGAGGAGGCACTTGGCAAGGAAGTAGCGCATGACGTAGTACTCGTCCGTGTTCGCGCTGGTGTAGAGCGACTCGATAATGCGCGCGATCAGGTCTGAAACGCCCGTCCAGGAAAGGAACGCCTGGCGCAGCTGCTGGGAGGAGACGGTCGTCTTGTAGAACTTCTGGAAGTTCATGCGGTGGAAGGCGGCGCGCACGTCGGGCAGCTCGCGCTTGGCGAACGTATCCTCCGCGCCCTCCGGGTAGAACCCGTGGACGTCGGCGAGGTTGACGAAGATTTCCTCGATGGTATCGCCGAACTCGAGGTACCCGCGCTTGAAGACCGCCCAGGGGTTGCGGTACAGCTTGGAGGTCACGATGGTGAGGCCGATGCGGTTCACGAGAGCGTTCAGGAACGCGTTCCGCGCGGGCTGGTAGCTCGTCAGGTACTCGCCGATGGCATGGATCTCGTCGGTGGTTCCGGCAAGCTCCACGTAGGCGCGGCCGTTGCCGTCGGTGGAGGACGGGATGCCGCGAGCAGCGAGCGCGGCGGCGACCTCCGGGGTCTCGTTGATGGTGGCCTCCACGGCCTTGGCTGCGGCCGCCTCGCGAGCCGCCGGATCGGCGGCGCTCATCGCGATGGGCGAATCGGCGGCTTTCATGTTAGGTTGCGTCACTGCCATAATATCTCCTTAATCCCAGATCTCGTCGGCCGAGCGGATCGGCTCGCGCCGAACTTCCTCGCCGATCTCGTTCACATGAAGCAGCGTCTGGCCTTCGACTGCGAAGAACCGGTCGGCGTACTTTCGGCGCGATTCGTCGCGCTCCTCGCGGTAGCGGTCGCGCTCGGCGATCGCCTCGTCGCGCTCCGCGTTCAGGCGGTCGCGCTCCGCGTCCCACTCCTCGCGCTCGTTTCGCCAGCCCTCGCGCTCGTCCCAGCGGTCGTCGAGTTCCGCCGCGTCCTCGTCGATTCGCGCGGCCATCTCGAGCCGCTTGTCCTCGTCCGGCTCCATGGCCAGCTCGCGCAAGCTCGGTTGGTACCTGCTCATAAGCCTGTCTCCTTTCTGATGACAAAATCACCTTCGTATAGTATAATACCGCCTTTTACGGTCTTGGAATAGAGTTTTCCCGGAAATTTCGCGCCGACATGGAAATTGTCCCACGTGACGTGAGGATGGCACGATTCTGGCAGCCCCGCGCAATGCACGGTGAGCTTGCCGCCCTCGTCCTCGATGTAGGTTTTCGGGCGGATGAACCTGGCGCGCTGAAACGTGCTTTCGAGCTTCCATGCCCCCAGCCGGTAATCGTCCACGTAAAGCTCTTCGGGCACCTCGGTGCCGGCCAGATGGAGCGAATCGGTGTCGGCGTAGAGGAAACGATCCTTCACCTTCTGGGCGGAACGTATCGTCTTGTTCCTCGCCCAGGCCGTGATGAACGCCCCGGCTGGCAGGTACATGCCGTCGGTGGCTTCCGGGTCGAGCAGAGGGTAGCGCACTATGCCGTCCTCGCACATGACCGGCCGGCGGCTCCGTTTGACCGGATGCGTCGCCATCTTTCCGTACGAGGAGTTCATCTTGAGCTTCGCCATATAGCGCTTGCCGGCGTTGCCCTCCTCGGCCGCATGCACCTTCTCCTCGTTGGCCGCCATGATGAAATCATAGAAGAGCTTGTTCGATGCCTTGAACTTCCAGCCCTTGCCGTAGCGGATGGAATAGATGTCGTAGTGGTCGCGCAGAAGAGCCAAGTCGACGCTTGTCAATACCAGCGTCTGCTCTCCTTTGGAATCGATCACGTATTCCGTCGGCATGAAGCTCAAATTGCCCTTGAGCTGCAAGCACGGGATGAAGCCGGGTTTGAGGCGAAAGTCCACGCTCACCGTCTGGATGTACAGCGGGTATCTTGGATCGGGCACATATTCGCCCTCGTACAGCACCGGATCTCCGTACGGCAGGATCTCGCCTCCGACTCCGGCCATCACGGACGGGTACAGGCTGTTAACGTCCAGAACGATGCCCTCGCCGATGTCGCGCCCTTTGAAGTCGGGGTTGACGTAGGTGAAGCCGCCCTTGTAGCAGGGGCGGATCTCAGCGTCGTAGTCGCATACGGGAAACGTGCGTCTGAACCCCTTCTCGCCGCCTATCGTCTTCTTGTACTCGGCGATGGCGTTCGACCCGGCCGTGATCCTGGTCGCGCCCTGGTCGATCAGCTCGCCCAAGGCTCGCGCGACGATCCTCACGTCGGCCGAAATGTAATCGATCTCCTCTTGCGTCAGAACATGATCGATATCGCGATGCTCCGTATAGTCGATTTCGAGCTTCTCATCCTCTTCCTCGAAGCCGAATGCGCGCGGAATCTTCGCAACAGGCAAGCTGATGATTTTCAACGAATCGCAGAACTCTATATAGTGTCCTCTGCTGAAATAGAGCTTGATCGTGTAGAACTGGTTCATGTCGCTGATCAGCGTCGTGAACCGGTAGGGCGCTTGCTCTCCGCGGCTGGGAATCCATTCCCATCCCGCGGCAAGCAGATGCGATATGATGAACTTCCCGTCGAACTTCAGGTTGTGGAAGTACACGCGAGCGTCCGGGGCGCGCTCGCACCATTCCATGAACCCTTCGATGGAAGTTCCTGTCGTTATATCGTAGGTTTTCAAGGTGCAAGCAGCCCACGCCCAAACTCGCGTTTCGTTCAGGTCGTCTGCCGTCGTTTCGAAATCGGCCGTGAAGTACTGCATATCATAGCTCAGCCCATCTGTCGAGGATGTAGCCCATCTTGTCGGCGCGGTCTTCCGGCGCGTAGATGTACTCGATGTTCAAAAGCTCGTCTCCGGACTCGAAGAACTCCATGAGCTTTCCCGCGTTGGACTTCATCATGGATTCGATCTTCCTCGCGATCTGCGCTATAGCCGCATCGAACTCGGAGTAGCCCCCGAACACCGTGTCGAGGCCTTTGATATAGTTCTTGTAGTACCGGTTCAGCCTTTCGTAGGAACTCGTGGCGCTCAGCTCCTCGTAACGCTTGATGAAGCGCTTGAGGGCGATGGGAGAGAAGTCTCGCGCGGTGCGCTTGTCGGGAAGGAGGTTGTTCTGCTGCAAGGTGCCCATTCGCCCCAGGGTCTGGCCGTAGTCGATCCCCAGCTTCTTGCGCCTCAGCGACTTGCGTCGCTCGTTGACGGCTTTCGCGATCTGGAACTCCCGCACTTCGTAGCGCGTGGCGATCCCTCCCTCGCCGACGGTCGTCAAGTCCAAGGCTCCTTTGCGCGTGGCGCGCAGCAAGCGCGCGACCGTGTTGTTAAGCACGCGCGCGCTCTTGATCTCTGCTTTGACTTCCTTGTAGCTTACCGGTTCGGGCATGAACTGGGCGTTGGCGGGATTCGCCCGCATAGCCCGTCGGATGGCGTTGTTGTATTTTCGGACAGCGGAATTGAGGCGCGAACGCTGGCTCTTAGTCCATTTAATATCAGGTTCTCTTTGCATGTCAGCTCCTCACCGTCTCCCAACACCACATAGCATCCTCTCGTTTCGACTGTGAAGTACAGCTGGAAGGCTGCCACAAGGCGCATGTTAACCTGGAAATGGAACCTCTTCTCCGTGCTGTCGTCCAACCACTGGGTGCGAACGTAGATCTTGTCCATGAAACTGGAAAGATGCTTCCTAGACGAGAAGAAGAATTTGCAGTCGCCGTACATGAACGAGTAAGGCGATTCCTTCAACTCGTAGAAAACGCCGTTTTTCGAAGGCATGGCGCACCTCCTTTCAATAGCGGTATTTGATGTGCTTGGAAACCGTTTTCAACGCTTGCGAATGCATGACGAAGACGAGTCCGATATAATCGTCTATGACGTACCGGCGCACAAGTTCGCGCAGGTCGTTTATGTCGTCCCGCTTCATGTCGAACTTGTCGTCCTTCGTGAACATGTATTCGATGCGCCCGTTATGATGGCGCTTGAAAACGGCCACGCCTTGCGGGACGACGGCATGCGCCCATAGCTCTTTCTTCAACACCCTGTTCGACGAATCCGCTACGAACTGCTCCATCAAATCTTTGTCTGCAAGCGACAACATGGCTTCCTCCTGAAAAAAAGGCCGCACGCTGGGTGCGGCCTGTGGTTGCGAAACTTTAAGCGACTTCGAGGGTGAGCATCGTGCCGCGCTTCACCTTCACCTGCTTGACGACCACGTTGATAGGCTCCTCGTAGGTCGGCGCTCCGTAGACGGCGAACATCTTCTTGAGCGAGCCCCACACGCCGTTCGACACGCACTGGTAGCTCTCGCCCTTGTCGTCGATGAGGACGATGCGCGGGGCTTGCTCCACGGTGCCGTCCTCGTCTGCGATTTCGATGATCTCCACGAACAGGTCTTTCAGCGCGATCTGCTTGTTGATGAAGTCGTCGATCTTGTGCGTCGGGTTGTTGGACGCGTTGTAGATCAGCTTCTTGGCATCCGCTCCAAGCTCCGGGTTCACCGAGCAGAACGTGTTGTCCTCGGGCTTGGCAAGCTCGGCGATGGCGTACGTGCGGGCAGGTGCGAGGTCGTTGACGGGCATTTCCTCGGCGATGGCGATGTCTTTGTTCTCAGGCATGGTTTTCTCCTTCTAGTCTATTAGTTTAAGCGTCGATGACGGTAGCGTTTTCAAGGAACGTTTCCACGGGCATGGAATAGGTCTTCTCCTCGCCTTCGACCCACTTGATCGTGCAGCCCTTGGGCAGCGCCACGCCGGCATCGCGGAAGGCGGTACGCGCTTTGCGCACGTTCATGTTGGTGTCCAGCACGACGTACTGGGCTACGACCGCCACGCTCGGGGGCGTGGAATCGTCAAGCTCGTAGGCGGTCAGCTCGAAACTCTTGAAAGTGCGGGTGATAGCAGCCATAATGTAATCTCCTTTGATCGGTCGGCTTGCTTTGACGATATCCATTATACGCGGGTTGAAAGAGAAAAGACCGGAATCCGGTCTTTTCATAGAATCTTCACAAATCAAATTTTTATTTATACCTTTTGATCACGTAAACCATTCCGATTGCGTATGCTATGATAGCTAATATGGTTTCCAGGTTCATAGTCACCCTACTTTCTTCATGGAAACGAAAACGTAAGACGGATGTTTTTCCATGAATTGAAGATACTCGCATGCTGCTTTGATCGTTTCGCAGTGCATATGCTTCAACTCGTAAACTTTGGTATCTTTGTTGCGCTGGTAATATTTGATTACGTAGAACATGGTAGGATCCTTTGACTTGTTTAACTGACACTTACAATATAACAGCCGCCTTCCTTATTGTCAAACTGACAGCGCATTGATGAACGATGTTCATTAATTGCATGATTGAGATGACAATTGGAAAAATGATTTGACATGTTGTGACGTGCGGGTTATAATGGGGCTACAAAATCCACACGACAGATGAATATGGGGGGAAAGAGGGTGTCAGATTTACTTTTATACCTGTCTCTTATACACATCTCCGAGCCCACGAGACTGCAGCTAATCTC